CCGAACTTTTTCAAAATGAAAAAGACCCATCCGCATGTTCAGTTTAAACGCCAATCGAATTTTAAACATTCGGTACCGCTTTCAACTTATGACGTTGAGCATCGTAAACGCTGGGCATTACGTCAAATGTCTGTCATTGCCAACATGCCAAGTACTGCAGTTCTAGGAGCTTAATCAATGAATACTAAGACAGATGTAAATTTGAAATTTGAAGAAGCAATGGTCTGCGATCTAAATGATTTTACTTGGAATTCCGAGCTGGAACTCTACGAAGACGAGACAACTCAACTTTGCTGGCTGACCTGGGTAACCTGTGAATCACAAAAATACTTCTTAGAAAAAGACTGCATGATTGGTCAAACATGGTTCCTCAAAGGTTCGCCAGTTTCAGCATTAATTAAACATGCAGAAGCAGTCTATAAAGCCGAAGTTGTAACACAAAACTCAAAAATAGAATTTGGTACTGATGACAATGAACATTGGTTTGCTCATGACGTTCCATTCTTTGGAAGAGTTCAAATTGACCGCATTGAAGAACATGGTTTAGTTGAGTGGGACATTGTTTTAGATGGATGTTGGCAAGGTCCATTCGAATCAAAGGCAAGATGTATTCAACATCTTGAAGATTGCATTAAAGAAAAACGTGAAGAAAGTTTGGAGGGTTAAGCCATGTTTGATGATGAATTTGAAAATTTTGAAGATGAATTCGGTGGATTTAACCCATTTAAAGCGCAGAAAAGCTTGTACACGCTTCCTGAATTAACTTCTATGCAGTCATTCCTATGTGACCAATGTGGATCTGGTGAAGTAGTAAAACCTTTGCACTATAAAAATGTTTATCAACGAATTTTGAACATGCAAACAAATGAAGGTACAGAAAAATTCGAAATGATTTATGTATCTCCATGCTGCAAAGGCGATCTAAGTATTTGGGATGATTCTATTGAAGATTATGTGGAAATCCCTGCCAAGCATTATGAAATTGTGGCGGAGCAAACCCCATGATATTTAACTTTAAAAATGCCTTGTTTATCAATTTGACAGTGTCATGCCTAGCATCACTCATGGTTTATGTAATGGGGGAAAAACTATGAAAAAGAATAAATTTTTAGCGTTAAAAGCAAAACGTGAAGCAGAAATTCAGCGTCAACAACAGCAAGCTGCTCAAGGACCTTATGAACTCAGCATGAGTTTTTGTGTCGATGAAGTAAACACAGTCGTAGATGACTACAGAGCAGAACAAAACCTTGCCGATGCTGAAATGACACCAGAACATGTTGCCTATTCTGTTTACCACGGTGACCTCATCATTTGTCTTAAAAACTTGCTGATTCCTTTGGAACAGGAATGGCATTTAGGCGTAGACAGTCATTATTTCAACCATGACACCGAAGAAGTCATGACAGTGCCAGTGCAATTTCAAATGCCAAAAATGAACTTCAACGAGTTCAAGTTCGGCAGCAAATTAGCAGTCGATCGTGGCCATGGTTTAAAAACACGCTGGCGTGGTATTAACGATGAATTGAATGAAATTTTATTGGCAGATGTACCAGTCGGTTTTGAACGTGTCCGCAGTGATGCAAAACTGACTTGTGTGACAGGCTTCAGCGATTATGAATGCTTAAAAGAATTCAATTTTGTCAAAAAAATCATTCGTAGGTCAGGACTTGAAGGCATCAAAAGCCTGAATGAAACCATTGCTCAATACAAAGAACAGCAGGTGGCGTAATGGGAATTAGAAAGTTAGTAAAAATGACTGTTGAAGTGGAATATGAAATCGAGCTACCTGAAAGCCTAGCAAATCCATCAGCAGAATATATTGAAGGCATTAAATATTGTGGTTTCGATGTTGAAAATTCAAACGATGTTTATAAGGAAGCAACTCGTTTAATTCTTCTAGGTTTCGATGATTGCAATAATGATGTATTTGGCGTTTTTCACAAGTCATGGAGAAAAGGTCTAATTGAAAACAGTGAAAGAGAATGTTTTTACAATTTTAGAGACTTGTATATCGAAGATTTTGAAGTTGAAGAAATTAAGGAACAAAAATAATGACCGCTCTAATTTTTGATACTGAAACCCATAAATTACATGGGGACATCATTGAAGCTGCTGGTGTAGAAGTCTATTTTTACTCACCAACAGAATTCATCCCGACTCAACGTGAATTTTCCAAACGCTATAAACCAAGTGAACCAATTTCATTGGGTGCAATGGCTATACATCACATTGTCGATGAAGACCTTATCAAATGTCCTTCATTCAAAAAGTTTAAAATCCCAGACGAATACAAAGTCGAATATCTCATTGGCCACAATATTGACTATGACATTGCAGCCATGAATAGAGCTGATGTTGACACAAGTGGAATAAAAGCAATTTGTACTTTGGCCATTGCCCGATACATCTGGCCAAAACTGGAAGCACATAATTTATCTGCATTGGCATACCATATCAGTTCAAATAGAAAAGCGACCAGGAGAGGACTTCGAACTGCTCATTCAGCCCTGAGCGATTGCATGACAACATATTCACTTTTGAATGCCATCATTCGCCACCAAAGTGTCAGATCGATGGAAGAACTGTATGAACTTTCAGAACAGGCAAGATACCCAACCCATATATTTTATGGGAAATATAAAGGCTGGGCGATCAAGGATTTAGACGACACCGATATTCATTGGTTAATGCGAAGAACCGAAGATGAATATCTAAAGCGTTCACTTGAAGATGAACTTCTTTCAAGAAGTACTATAGACGAACAGGAAGAACTACCTTTCATTTAATTGTGCACCTCTAATGCACCTCCGTTCGGAGGTGCATTTCTCTACAATATTCCTCAATATCTTTTTTAATACTTAAATGTAGGTCGAATTATGTCTGCAGGACTTGAGATCCGTGGCAAAAGCATGCGGATTTGGATGAAACCCATCCCGACAGAACCAGTCATTAAAGAAACACTAGACTGGCCATTTACACCCGAAAATGCTGAAAAAGCCAAAAAACTGGCTGAACTCATCAAACTTGAAATAGATCTAGACCAATTTAATCTGGCCAAACACTTCCCAAACTCCAAACATTTGAAAAAGAACCAAATGTCATACTACATCAGCCAATACAGAGAAATGATTCGCTGGGACGTTGCACCGAGTACTTATGATGGCTACTGCAGTCAAATCAAAAAACACATATTCCCACGCTGGTCCAAAGTTCATCCAAAAGATATCGATACAGCCTTAGTCAAAAAATGGGTAAATCAATTAAAAGAAACCCTTGCACCTAAAACAGTTCGTGAAGTGGTCACCCGGCTTGCAGCAATTCATGACCTATGGCGACAAGAAAATAAAATTTCATATAACCCATTTGAAACCATTGTCATTAAGCAGCTGGACAACCTTGAACCAGATCCGTTTACCAAAACAGAAATCGCCATGATTTTAGGCACAGTGGCCAGCTCAGACATTCAAAATTTACTGCCATGTGTATTTTGGACAGGACTTTCAATTTCGGAACAGATCTCAATTGCATGGGAAGATATAGACCTTGAAAAAGGCACAATTCAGGTCAATCGCAACCATGTGAAAGGATTTCATAAGGTAACCAAGAATCGACGCAGGAAGCGTGAAATTAAGCTATTACAGCCAGCAATTCAGGCCTTGCGTAGACAATATGCCATCACAGGCAATCGTTACAGCCAAACCGTCAATGTGCTGCAACGTGACAATCAAACTTACAAGCAAGAAAGGCTGCATTTCGTGTGGATCAACAAAGAATATGATCGACCATTCAATTACTATGAATTGAGATACATCTGGCGTAGGCACTTGAAAAAAGCAAATGTAAGGTACCGTGGAATTAACCAGGGGAGACATACCTTTGCCAGCCAATTATTGTCGTCTGGTCAAGTACCACCAGAATGGATTGCAGACCAACTTGGCCATAGTGATACATCCATGATTTATAAACATTATGGGAAATTAATCGCAGAGGACATCCCAGACTATCTAACCAAGATCAACAATTACATAAACCAGTAATTTTCATTACTTTATTATTACTCCATTTATTACATCGTCATTCTTATATAAGTGCTTAATTCTTTAAGCACTTTTTTTTGTGCCTTACTTTATTACTCCACACGATTACATAGTCCAAAACAATAAAAATAAGCCTAAAACAGCCCATTTAATAAACATGGCCAAAATATGCATGAATGCGAGAAATTATGCATTTCATTCCCATATTCATCACTTTCCAAAGCATCTTATTCAGTAAGTCATTAAATAATATGATCAAAGCATAGAAATTGTCTTGGGTTCGAGTCCCGCTGAGCGCACCATTTACCTATTTCAATACATACCAACATAGCCTCAAACACCTATAAATACTGTATTATCTGCCTTTCTCTTGTTTCAATTTG